ATCCTGGACACGAGGGCTGGGTCATGGCCACCCCTGCAGGCTATGCCAAAGCAGTAAATAGATTTGACTTTACAGCAAGAAATGCGGCACAAAATAATCCTCAACCGGCATGATTTTTACCGATTGTATAAATAAAAGCAGGTCCACCGAGACCACTTAACTTAAAGGAAATTATCATGGCAGTTTTTACAAAAACAAATGGAACTACACAACCAGTATTTGCACTGGACGTTGCTAACGGCAGTATCTCTGGAACAGCCAACGTTGCGGCCCAAGGCCCAGTTCAAATGGCAGGTCCAAAACTGGACTTCTTCTCATTGACAGCCAACGCTGCCCTTACCAATGCTGGTAATGTCAACGGCTACTTGAACAATGTGTTGCAAGCTATCCAGTCTGGTGCAGGCATCGCAAGTGGCGGCGCAGGCGGCACAATCGCTATGTACCAAGCAGGTGCAACAGCTGGCACTATCAGTATTGCTATCTACCCCACAGGCGCTTACACCACTGCTACCTTGGTTGCCGCTGCTCAAACAGCCAACGCCACAGGCGGTTTGAACATTGGTATCCCAACTGGCAACGTCAGCGCAACTGCAAGCTTCACAACAGTTTAATCTAACACGGATTAACACCAACCCCGGACGTAAAAAATCCGGGGTTTCCTTTTGGCATTAAATATGCACATAATGAAAGTCTTGTGCCGCACCCTTTTTGATTGTACCTTCACTGGTGTCACAGGACATTTCCGTGCCCAACAACTGCCGTATACTACCAAGAGTGGATTGCGACTGGAAACCATAGAAGATTGGAATCGTGCCAGAAATCAACAACGCAACTGGGAAAGCCTGTTGCAGATTGCCAGTTTACGGACACAACCCATGAATGTTGTGTATCCTACCAAGCACAAAGATGGCTGGCACTTTGAATTTGAAGTAGAAGCTGAGGGGGTACTCAGCAGTGAATTTGGCAGCGATGACCTGGCCGGGCTAGTAGGTGATTGCGAAGGCGTGCCCATGGTCACCGGACTAAATGAAGCAGAAGCAATCACAGCAACACTGCATGCTCAAGGAGCCAATCAAAACATTTGGTTTACCGCCATAAATAACGCATTGGAGCCCCATAATGGTTGATACCACCGACATTGAAAAGAAAAGTCTTGAAGCCCACGTTGAGCTGTGTGCCGAACGATACCGCATGCTGGAACTCAAAATAGAAACAGTGGAACAAGAAGTTGGCGAAGTCAAACACATGGTGACAGAAGTGCATGGCATTGTGCGCCAAATGGGCGAAAAACGCAATGACCAACTGATTGCCTGGGGCATAGGCATCATTGGCGTGCTGCTGGGCATTGTGGGGTGGCTCACAGCTCATTACATCAAAACACTATGACTCGTGATCAAAAATTAGAACGCTTTGCCGAGCGTGAACTCAAGCGTGTTTACACTGAACTCATCATTGATGATGAACAAGGTGGCTATGTGGCATTTGGGCGTTATCATTTGCGTCCTGAAAATTCAGGCTTTGCTGTATATCACAATGATGATCTAGTGAGCGCATTCAGCAGTAAAAAAACTGCCATGAGTTGGTGCGTGGCAGATCACCTGCAACAATACCGACTAGCACAAAATATTCGCATACTAGACAACAAAAAACAAACACTGACCGCTGACATCTATTGCCGCCGTGGGCAAGCAGATTGTAGTACGAGACCCGACTTTCGTGAAATGGTGCGCACCAAACTTGCGCCTAAAATTGAAAACCTTACCCTGCTGAATCAAGAACTTGAAAAATGTTTAAATTCGGCTAAATATCTACAACTAAGAGGATTTGCCAAATGAAATTAACCGAACTGGCCACACCAAAAAAGAGCCGCCAAGTAGCCAAAGTATTTGAAAGTTACTTCGGGACCAAAATGCCTGTGAACAAGCTCACAGTGCGAGAAGCACAGGTCATGCTAAAACGTGTGCGCGGTGTGATTGCTGAACATCAGCGTAGCACAACCCGTCACACCAGTGAACGCAATCCTGCCTATCTCAAACTTGTGATGATGGAACAAGCATTAACGGCCAGAGTCAGTGAAGACATGGTTCCGCCAGCAGCCGCAGCACCAAAACCCGGTGCACCAGCAGCCGGCGCTGCGCCAGCAACGCCTGATCCAGCAGCCGCAGCCAAACTCAAAGCAGCCAAAGACAAACTGGCAAAAGGACAAACTCTTGCTCCGGATGAACAACAATTGATCAATGCACAAGCCACAATGACTGCTGAAAGCCGTTTGCGTAGAGCATACCAGTTCTTAAAAGAATCAGAAGTTCAGCAAGCACAAGTGGTATTGGCTGCACAAGACATGGTAGACAAAATGCAATCAATGTTGGAAGACACAACAGAGATGCAATTCAAAGAGCTACCTGCACTGGTCGACAGTATTCGCAATCAAATTGGCATTGAACAAGCCACACAATTCAACAGTGACGTCACTGGTGCATTGCAAGGGCTTGTGCAAAATCTCCAAGGTGCTAAACAACAATTAGAAACAGCCTTGGGTGTGGTAACCGGTCAACCTGCTCCACTTGACACCAGCATGGCTGCCAGTGGTGTGCCTGGTGCAACTCCTCCTCCAGCACCGGGCACAGAGATGGGTGCAGAGATGGGTGCCGACATTGGAGCTGATGTGGGTGCTGATGTTGGAGCCGATCTTGAAACAGGTGCTCCTCCTCCTAAAGCTGCACTGGGACGAGCACGTAGATAATGAGAATCGACGAAGTCGAAAACACCAGTTCACTAGATCCAAACAAACTTATGGGTCTAGTGAATTTTCTTTCTGGCCGCGCCGATGACCAAAATGCACAAAAGCAAATCAGCACAGATGCATTCATTAGCACCGCACGAAGTTTGGGATTTCCAATCAATGATAGAAACATCGTAAGTGTAGTGAGCCAGCCTCCCTTGGACTCAGTGCTAGAACCTATTGACCCAAACAACCCAGGTGTGATCATGTACAAAGGATCTGACACTGGTGCAACCAAAATGCCTGTAAACAAGGCGCAAGACATTGTGGCCGCCTCGGCCAAACAAGCTGCCGGCAAAGAACGCGGCGTATAACCGTTCCGGTTGACATCAATAAGTAAATACGCTATAATCAGCGAAGGAATATCACATGGCCTATTCAGAAAAAGTAATTGATCACTACGAAAATCCACGCAACGTGGGCAAGTTTGAAATTGATGACACTGTTGGCACAGGCATGGTGGGAGCACCTGCCTGTGGTGACGTGATGAAATTGCAAATCAAAGTTGAAAACGGAATTATAACAGATGCCAGGTTCAAAACATACGGATGCGGAAGTGCCATTGCCTCATCCTCTCTTGTTACCGAGTGGGTTAAAGGACGAACGCTTGACCAAGCAGCAGCTCTTAAAAATTCAGAGATTGCTCAGGAACTCGCATTGCCACCAGTCAAGATTCATTGTTCTATTCTTGCTGAAGATGCTATACGAGCAGCCGTAGAGGACTATCGTAAAAAGCATGCTGCATGAAAATGGTCCATACCCTATCAGTATTAGTTTAAAGCGCGATGAACAAGTAGATGATAATATATCCGGTAATAGTGTAAGAATATTGTTTTACAATGCTGGGGCAAAACAAAAAGCCTGGTTGTATACCACAATTTTATCTTTAAAAACCTATATAGATATTTTGTATCCAACTCTCTCGCGCTATGTCACCTGGTGCAAGCCAATACAACAGGTGGTCGATCAGACTGAACTGATAGATTATATAAAAGCAAACCGGGTCGACATTGCATGCACTGGACATTTTATCTGGAATCATGGATTGTTAATGAATCAACTCAGTGCAGTTAAAAAGGAACTGGGAGATCAGATAAAAATTATTGTTGGCGGTCCAAACATTGATGTTTATTACAACAAAAATTTTTTTGTAGAATATCCTTTTGTTGACTATGCGGTGTATGGCCCAGGTGAACAAGCATTTGCAAACATTTTGGATCATTTAATTTTACAAAAACCACTGGCTAAGACCACTGCAACTAATTGTGCATGGAAACACCCGCTCACCAAAGAAAGAGTAGTTGCAGACTATCAGTTTGTCAAAATGCTGAACACCAGTCCTTATTTGCACTGCAAAGAACTGTTTTCAGAAATGGTAAAAGATTTGCAACAAAACAATGATGCAGTGTGGTTACCATATATTCTTACTCGTGGATGTCCTTATGCCTGCACGTTTTGTGATTGGAACAGCGGATTTGATAACAAAGTGTCAAGAAGAAAAAATACCTATCAAGAAGAAATTGATTTGTTTCATGAGTTAAACATCAAACATGTTATTTTGGCAGATGCTAACTTTGGCCAATATGAGGAAGATGTTGATATCATGGAATATTTTGGCAAAAAAAACACACAGTATAATGCTGGGTTTCGTATTGTGGGCAATTTTGCCAAATTAAAAAAGGACGTGGTCTACCAACTCTGGCGTATAATGATTTCTACTCAGTTGGTGAAAAAATTTGTGATTTTTGCAATACAAGACACCAACAAAAAAATTTTAGAAAATATCAATCGTCCTGATGTGGGATGGGAAGCGCACAAGGTCATAGCTAACAAACTAACACGGCGTCATCCGGAGATTGTTATTCGAGCACAATTAATTGTTGGACTGCCGGGACAAAATGTAGAATCTTGGCATCAAACTTTGATAGAAGTCACTGAAAAAAATATGATACCTGAGATCAGCATAAACTATCCATTGCCAGCTAGTCCTGCAATGCTTGATCCTGAATATCAAGATAAGTTTCAGTTTGAGTATGTTAGAAGTAATGTGGTAGACTTTGGCAGACAAATTGATTCCATTGTGATTCCAAGACACTGTTATAGTTTTTCTCCCAAAGACTTGGTTGAAATGGTAATGTTGAGCACCATATACACAGTGTGTGCAGAAATAAAATTGTTCTGTTTGGTTTATTTAAAACAGAGTATTGATATCACACCCATGATCAATGACTTGATGTCAAGCACCTACTATAAGAAATTACAAACACAACTTTTTAAAAACTGGACACAAGACAACAATTTTTATTTTTATGGCCCCAACGATGACAGATCTGCACAATCAGCAGTTGAAGCGTTTGCATATCGTCTTTTTTACCAACCCAAAATTTATGAAAAAATTGTTACAAAATCTTTGCCAAAAGACTTAAAAAAAACATTAGATTCTCCAGACAGCAAATGTGCGTTTAAAGAATTTAAAGAAACTCTGGATGTAGAATTTTAAAATATGATATCATTAACTGATCGAGCACGAACCAAAATACAAAAACTAGTTGAACTCAAAGGCTATGCTGGCATACGTCTTGGAGTAAAAACCACTGGTTGCTCTGGGCTCGCTTATGTGTTAGAATATGTAAAAGAATATGTGCCTGATGCTGGCACCATAAATTATGCTCAGAATGATTTTTGTGTGCTGGTTGATAAAAAACACGATGTGTATTTGTCAGGCACACAAGTAGACTATGTGCGTCAAGGCCTTAACGAAGGCTTTGAATTTACCAACCCCAATGAACGTGACCGCTGTGGTTGCGGAGAAAGTTTTAGGGTCTAATCAATGTCGGACAATACAGCAGTATACCTACCAAGTTTTGAAAAACTAATAAGTGTATATGACAACACCATATACATTCAAAGTCACTTTCTGGGCTTTGCATTCAACCAATACCACGAAGACTTTTTGGTTGATTTCTTTTGTGCAGGCTACCAAGGCCAGCCAATTGTGATAGTTGCCAGCGATGGAGAAAATCTAATACGTCGAGGCATAGTGAGTTTTTTTGAACAACTCTGCCAACAAGGAGTGTTAGACAGAGAACTTGTGACGTTTGCGTCATATGATCTTGATTGGGACTCAAATTTCAATCACAAAAAGCTAGGGTGGCATCCTGCGTTTACACGTCAAGACCGATACGTAGAGTTTGGTAACATTCCAGAAATCGACAACGATGCAAAATTTGTAGGATGCTTGATCAGTAGATTCACACCCAGCAGACTCAAACTGGCATATCAAATTGACAAAACATTTCCTAGGGACAATTTTTTAACATTCAGAAATGTCAATGACATAAACGGATCTGGTAAAAATTTTTACTCCATGATTGATCCCACAATAGATGTGATATACCAGGAGTATCAAGATCAACTCAATTGGCTTGCCAGCAAAAAATTTGATGTTGATAACACGTTGGTCAATATTGGACTTGCAGAAGGATTCCTTCCGTGGATAGAAGCTTGCAAAGCATATCATGCATTGTGGCCCAAGTATCAAATTGAGTGCGTGTCTGAAACTGATATATTTTCCAATTCTTTTCTCACAGAAAAAACAGCCAAGTGTTTGATCAGTGCCAAACCGTTTGTGGTAATGTCTGGGCCCGGCAGTTTGAAAAGATTGCAAGACATTGGATTTACCACATACCACAGTGTGATTGATGAGAGTTATGATCTTGAAACCACGCCGCACAGCAGAATGACTGCTATGATGCAAAGTCTTAAAGATCTGTATCACAGTCCTGACAAGCAAACTAAAATCGACCAACTCAACGACATAGCTAAACACAACCAATCAATATATGGCAAAATTTGTAGAAAAATTTAATTACCAACCAGTTCCTAGAGAAAACGTCAACGGACGCAGACTGTATGCCACTCCCGACGGCAACAAGTTGCCCAGTGTTACTACAATTTTAGAAGCTACCAAAAGCGAAGAAAAAAAAGCAGCACTGCAAAACTGGCGCAACAGGGTAGGGCATGATCAAGCTCAAGCCATCACAACAGAAGCAGCCAATCGTGGCACAAGAATGCACACCTACCTTGAACAGTATGTGAAAGAAGGCGCAATCAAGGAACGTGGTTCTAATCCATTCTCCTGGGCAAGTCATGCCATGGCACACAAGGTTGTGGAGCATGGACTAAAGAATGTGACGGAGTTTTGGGGCATTGAAGTTCCACTGTATTTCCCCCGAGTATACGCAGGCACTACAGATGGCGCAGGCATACACCTAAACCAAGAAGCCATCTTGGACTACAAACAAACCAACAAGCCCAAAAAGCGCGAATGGATTGACGACTATTTCATGCAGTTATGTGCCTATGCAGAAGCGCACAATGAATTACACGGCACTCAGATCAAAAAAGGCGTGATTTTGATGTGTGTAAAACCTGAGCTCGATGAACAAATGAACATGATCAAGCCGCCTGAATACCAGGAATTTGTGTTGGAAGGCCGGGAATTTGAACACTATCGTGACTTGTGGTGGAAAAAGGTTGAACAGTATTACTTGCTAAATATGTGATACCTCAAGGAATCACACTGTGGCAATCGTACAAGTATCAAGAATCACCTCCCGCAAGGGCCTAATAGAAGACCTCCCACAGCCCTTGGCTGGTGCCGAACTGGGCTGGGCCGTAGATGAACGCAGATTGTTCATTGGCAACGGCACACTGGAAGAAGGTGCGCCTATTGTGGGCAATACCGAAGTTCTTACAGAATTTTCGGACATATTGAGTTTTGCTACACAATACACATACAAAGGTGAAGCAGCCGGGTATGCTGTGCAAACTGGCACAACACCCAGCGCACCAATCACTCAGAGTCTACAAAGCAGACTGGACAGTTACGCAGTGGTCACAGATTTTGGGGCCACAGGCGATGGACTGACTGACGACACTGCGGCCATCAATCGTGCGCTGGAACAACTGTATTGTGTGCAAAACAACACAGCCATTCGACGCAGTTTGTTTTTCCCTGCAGGCACGTATCTAGTCACTGACACTATACTTGTTCCTCCTTATGCAAAGCTCTACGGAGAAGGTGCCAACAGTTCAATTATTAATTTTTCAGTGCAGGACTGGGCACCAAATACCAGTTATGCAGCCGGAGTGTTGGTATACTACAGTGCTGCCAGTCAAGCATTGTATGGCGGCACAGTTGGATATTATAGATCCAACTTTGACATACCAGCAACTGGCATATTGATCACTTCAAAAGTTTCTCCTGCCAATTTGTATTATTATTGGGGAGACACACTTACCAATGCTGCCAATGGTTTGCCTGAATATGTATTACGAACTGCGGACAGCCTGCAACAGACTGGAGCAAACATTGGCACCAACGGAGCCACTGCGCCGCAGAACATCGAAGTGTCAGACATGGCAGTATACACTGATCAACTGCATGATGCGGTGCTGATAGAATCTGCAAAAGAATGCTATTTTGATTGTGTTAATATTGTGGGCCCATTGACCACTGCAGACCTAAACACTTCGGTGGATGACATTGCTGCCATTCGTTGGGCCAGCACAGTGAGTTTGGTGACCAAGCAAATCTCCTGGACCAATTGTGTGTTCAGTGGGTTCAGCTATGGCACCGCTACAGATGTGCAACTGCAAGGCATCACAATCGGCAACAGCAGTTTTGACACACTGTATCAAGGAGTGTATCTAGGCGGTGCTGCACCTGTAAACGGTGGGCCCACTGGTTTTAGACTCATGCACAACAAATTTGACAACATCTATGTTGAAGGTGTGGTGATCAATGGTGTGAGCTTGAATGCCACTGGTTACAATGTGTTCTATGATGTGGGCAATCACTTTCAAGGTGTTACTATTCCTGCCAGCCCAATCATTTCAATTGATGCTGACAACAACATCAGTGTTGGAGACATGTTTCAACGCAGCACAGCACAGAGTTCTACCTATCCAAGAATCTATCTATACAACATTTCCACAGCCACTGTGCCTGCCAGTATTGGTGTGGACTCAGCGGCAAGAACACAACTGGGCAGTTACATAATTGAAACTGGAGTGCAAGCCGCACTCACTGCTGGCGCAAGCAATACCACACTGTTTACCAAGAGCACAGTGTTGTTGCCAGCGTTTTCAATGAACTACACCATAGTTCGAGAAACATCTGTACGCACTGGCACATTGATTGTGGTCAATGATGCTGATGACTCAGCAGGTGATGGATTAAGCTACACTGATGACTATGTGCAAAATTCAGATCCAGATGTCACACTCAGTGTGATTGATGTTGGTTCTGTTATCACAGTGCAATACTCCAGCAGTAGCACTCGAGGTGCTGGAAAAATTTATTACAGTCTGACT